AACTGACTGACTGACCAACAAAACACAGTTTATTTTTTTATTGTTATTTCTATTTGCCAAAATGGAGGGGTATTAAAAAAAATACCTCTCTTTTTTTGTTTATTAAATATATTTTATATTTTTGCTTAAACAATAAAATATAAAATTATGAATTTAAGTGAAGCAAATTGGTTAGAGTTAAGAGAACACATAAACAGACTTATAGAGGTAGACCCTAGTGCTACCGATGTTATGGTTACTCTACAATTAAAAGAATCCAATAACAAAGAAAAGAATTTCATTAAGCTAGGTATTAATTTAATTTAATATTATGGGTTTAAGAAAAAAACACAAAAGAAAGGCTAATAGCTTTTCTTTACATAAAGTGGACTATACAGACACTTACACAGAAGAAATGGATTGTGAAGGCTTATCTATCCTTAAATGGAGTATGTTTGATAGTCCTTGCACTTTAGGTAGTGGTAAAATGTTTATGGAATCAGAACCCGTAGTAATATTAGATGAGGTATTTAGACAACAAAGGGTTACTGCTTTTGTAGAGCAAGGTTATTTAAGTAAGAATTATGCAGATAGATTAGGTATACCTACTAATAGTGGTCATAGAGTTGGTAAATCTATTAAACTTAGATGTATAAATAAACATAAGAGATTAGTCATCATAAGAGGTCTTATTCAGTATGGTATAGAGAGAATACAAGTATCTAATGAATGGTTGTATTTTGACACGGATAACTATCTAAAAGAAAAAGAATTTACTATTTTTTAAAATAAATTTTGGTATTGTCAAATAAATTTATAGATTTGTAGAAGATTAACGAAATAACAAATAACAAATGAAAGATTTAGTAGATTTTAAAAACCATCAGATTGAAGCCTTACAAGACAAGATTTCAGAGTTGGAAAAATTAAACACAACATTGCATACTTGGGTGTTTGAACTTACACAAGATAACTGCCCTAAAGAATATGCTAAGGTATTGAGAACAGAATTAACCAAAATAAATAAACAGTAACATTATGACAATTTTAGAAAAATTACAAAGAATCCAATTAGAGTTGAAAGCACCTAAAAATCAAAGGAATGCTTTTGGTAAGTACAATTATCGTTCGGCAGAAGATATATTGGAAGCAGTTAAACCTTTTGAGGGCAAGTACAAAGTAATCATTAAGATTACAGATGAGTTAAAGCAAGTTGGAGAATACATTTATGTAGATTCAGAAGCTAAGATGATAGATGTAGAATCTTTAGACAGAGAGAGTTCTGTATGCTCTAACGCACAAGCTATTATAGACTTTAGTGCTAAAGGTATGCAAATGCCACAAAGGACAGGTTCTGCTAGCAGTTATGCTAAGAAGTATGCTATCTCAAATTTATTGCTTTTAGATGACACTAAAGATAGTGATGCTACATTAGATGACACTAAAGATAGTGATGCTACAAATACTCACAATAGTAAATCTTCTTTACCAACATTAAAAGCAGGTAGTCCCGAATTTAATAAAGTTTATGAATTTATGACTAAAGGTGGAGAGATTAGTAAAGTTAAATTAAAGTATGTTGTAACTAAAGAAGTTGAACAATTATTAAATAAGTAATAACCAATTAAAATTAAAAATTATGAGTTTACAAGTAAAAGGAACAGTTAAAGAATTGTTGAAAGTAGAAAAAGGTGTCGCTAAAAGTAGTGGTAACGAATGGCAGAAACAAACATTAATAGTAACTAACAATGAGGGTTACGAGGGTAAAGAGCAATTATTCGCTTTTGAAGTGTTTGGACAAGAATCTGTTGAGAATTTAAGTAAGTATAATAAAGTAGGAGATTCAGTTGTAGTTAAGTTTAATATTAAATCTAATGAATTTAATGGTAGATATTACACTTCATTACAGGCTTGGAGAATAGAAAAGGCTGAAGAGAAGTCTAATGATATTGGAGTTCCTGCTCAAGAGATAGTTGATGACTTGCCTTTTTAATATTTAGGTTTTTTAATCATTACAAAACCCTTTAATCTAGTCAATTAGAGGGTTTTTTTATAACAAATAACAAATAGAAAATGAAAGTAACAAAAGATAATTTAGATTACGAGTTAAAAGATACTAAGAAACAAGATGATTCAGATGTAGAATCTAACAGAATGTATATGGAAATGCTGATGGAAGAGTGCCACATAGACATTTCTAAGGAAATAAAACACCCTCCTATTGCTATTGGATTTAAAACGAAAGAGGTTGTTACTAAAAACGGAATGCAAAACTTTCCTAATCCTATTGGAACTTATGGTAACTTTAGCTTTATACAAGCACCTCCTAAGTCAATGAAAACGTTCTTTATTAGCTTACTTGTTTCTGCTTACATAAACCCTAAAGGACTACATACAAGAGGTATGATTTCTGAAAGAGGTTCTAGGAGATTAGTACACTTTGATACAGAACAAGGGGAATGGCATGCACAGAGAGTGTTTAAAAGACAGCAATGGATGAACAAGTCATCTAAATTAGATTTCTATGATACATTTGCTTTAAGAGTTTTGTCCCCTAAAGATAGAGTAAGTCTTATTGAACACTACTTAGAATCAGTAAGTTCTAATGGAGAAGAAGTAGGTTTAGTAATTATAGATGGTGTAGCTGATTTAATTTCTGATGTGAATAATCTTGAAGAGAGTTCTTATGTGGTTCAAAAGATAATGACTTGGACTGCTAAGTATAACTGCCACATAGTAACTGTAATTCATAGCAATAGTGGTTCAGANAAACCCACAGGTCATTTGGGTAGCTTTTTAGAGAAGAAAGCAGAAACACAAATAATACTAGAGAAAGATGAGAATAAATTAGGTTGTATAACTGCTGTATGTAAGAGAAGTAGAAACACACCTTTTGAACCATTTGACTTTAAGTTAGATGATAGTGGACTTCCAATTATAGTCGACCTAAAGGACTTCTAGTAACACACATACTTTTATTCTTTACCCTTAGTAAACGTTTTTGTTTACTAGGGGTATTTTTGTTAATAAGTTTTTTTTATATGTGTTGCTTTTATTCTTAAATTTAACTATGCAAAATAAAGATAATTATACAACTAGATTTGAAACTAAATCCGACTTGGATAGAGAAACAAAAGCAGTTGAATTGTTTTGCAGTACATATAATTTAGTGTATAAGAAGTTAGGTTCTAACGATATAGATTTTAAGATTTACAAAAGAGATGGTTCTTTTCTATTTTATTTAGAAGTTAAAGGAAGATTAAGGACTTTAGAAGATTGCTACCCTCTACCTTTATCTATAAGAAAACTTCACAAGATGATGAACACAAGAGAGAATGGTGTAGTTGTTTGGGCTTGTACTGATGGTATAATATTTTCTAGGATAGAAAAGCTAAGAGGAGAATTGAGAATCGGAGGTAGAAAACCTAGAGATGGTTCTTTTAATGATATTGAGTTTATGTCTTATTTTGACAAGAACGATAATTTTAAACAATTAAGATATGAATGATTTTAGACCTAGATTAAGAGGTAACAAACGTAAGGCATTTGAGAATATNACTAAAGATGAACAAAGAGTTTTAGTGATTGGAGATTTGCACGAACCATTTTCTTTAGACAGTTATCTTGACCATTGTAAGGAAGTGTATGCCAAGTACAACTGTAACAGGGTTGTGTTTATTGGAGATGTTATTGATTCACATTACAGTTCTTATCACGAATCAGACCCCGATGGATTGAGTGGTGGCGATGAATTAGATATTGCAATCCACAGATTGAATAGATGGTATCAAGCGTTTCCTAATGCTGATGTACTTATCGGTAATCACGATAGGATAATATCAAGAAAAGCATTTAGTAGTGGAGTACCTAAGGCTTGGATAAAATCATTTAATGAAGTATTGGAAGTTCCAACTTGGAATTTCTTAGATAGGCTTGTTGTAGATGATGTTCAATATATTCACGGAGANGGAGGTACTGCNCACACAAANTGTAGNGCAGATATGATGAATACTGTACAGGGTCATTTACATACTCAATGCTATACACAATGGTTTGTTGGTGCTAACTTTAAAGTTTTTGGTACTCAAGTAGGTTGTGGTATTGATTTCGATAAGTATGCTTTTGCTTATGCAAAGAGAGGTAAGAAACCTGCTATTGGATGTGCAGTAGTTATGGGGGGTAAAACAGTTATAAACGAATTAATGGATTTATAATGGTACATAAGATTATATCTCCTTTATACATAGACCTACCTAGAAAGACTAAAAAAGATAAAAGGGTCTATCTTAATTTAAACACTTACAGGAACTTGAACTTTATAGTAAACAATCAAGTTAAGAAAACGTATTTAGAGAGCCTTAGAGGTCAGTTAGAGGGTTTAGAGATACAAACACCTGTCGAGATAGAATATAAGGTCTATAAAGCATCTAAAAGGCTATTAGACAAGATGAATGTAGTAAGCATAGTTAGTAAGTATTTGTTGGATGCTATTACGGAATTAAATTGTTGGCAAGATGATAACGATAAATTTGTAAAAAAGGAAACTATTTTACCAACGGAACTAGACAGGGATAATCCTAGAGTTGAGGTTCTAATAAAAGAAATTTAATGTTAGATAAGATTGCAAAGCATCAAGATTTATGGATTAAGATGCTAATAAATTTAGGTTGTGACTATGATACAGCACAGGACATCACACAGGATATGTATATCAAGATACACGACAAAGTTAAAGACCCTAAACGTATAATGTATGGAGATGAAGTCAATAGATATTACATATTCATAACTTTAAGAAATTTGTACTTTGATTACTTGAAGAAGAGAAAAAGAAGTATTTTTGTACCTTTAATGGAAAACGATGATGTAGAGGAGGTTGATTCTGTTNATGATGAGGATAACGCTTTTAAGGTNTTGATGCAGAAGATTGATGATGTAAAGAGTGAGTTAGAAGATTACGACAAGATACTATTTGACTTGTACTTTATGAAAGGTTTTTCTTTGAGGAAGATATCAAAAGGTTCAAACATAGGTTTATCATCTATACACGGGTCTGTTTTAAAAATTAAACAGGTATTAAGAAAAGAAATTAGTGAAGATTTACAGGATTATTTTAACGAAGATTTTGACAGAATATGATTAAAAAAGACAGTTATTACTTAGATTTAGAAAGTAAAGGGTATTACGATACCATAGACAAAAGGAGTAAAGATTACAGAGAGTACAAGAAATGGAAATCTAGTAAGTACGAAGANTTAAAGGAGAANATNGAAAAGAAACCTAAAGGTCTTGGAGATACTATTGCAAAGGTTACTAAAGCCTTAAAGATAGATAAAGCAGTAGAATGGTTAGCAGGAGAAGATTGTGGCTGTAAAGAAAGACAAGAGGTTCTTAATAAGCTATTTAGTTTTAGTAAAGTTAATTGCATAAGTGAAGATGACTATATTTTCTTAACTGAATTTTTTGCTAAGAAAGGTAAGTTGGTTTATTACGATAGGGTTCGATTACTTCAGATACATAGCCATATATTTAATCTAAGATTTGCAGACACTACTTGTAAGCCTTGTTTACAGTCAGTAGTCAAGACATTAAAGAAGTATTTGGAAAATTACAAATAATTGCATAGATTTGTTGCTTAACAATAAAACTATAATAAAATGAAAGTAATTTTTGATGCAGACAGTTTGATTTATGCTTCTTGCTTTAAGAGTAAGGAGGAAAGAGAAAGTAGTGATGACTTATTTGAAACCGATGTTATTGTTGCTTTAAGTAAGTTTAACGATAAATTCATAGACTTATTATCTCGATTAAGGGAAAAAGCCGTTGTAGATGATGTTATTGTTTGCAACGGTTCTAAGTATAACTTTAGAACAGAGGTATCTAAGGATTATAAAGCCAATAGAACTCAAAAGAAACCATCTATACTTAGTGACCTACACGAGATTATAAAGATGGATTATGGTTCTACTTATGGTATTGGTGTAGAAACAGATGATGTTGTTGCTACCTTGTGGAAAGATGAAGTTGACAAGAATGGTGTAAATTCTGTTTTGATTATGTCTTTAGACAAAGATTACAAACAGTTCCCTTGTTGGTTTTATGATTACCACCCAAAAAGAAACTCACTAACAAAGATAAGTGAAGAAGAAGCAAACAAGAATTTCTACTCTCAAATGATAGTCGGAGATTCAGCAGACAACATAAACTACTGTAAGGGTTATGGTTCTTCTTATGCTAATAAGATATTCAAAGATAAGAGTAGTGAGTATTCTATGTTTAGTAGCACTTACAGGCTTTATAAACAGATTTGGGGAGAAGAAGCTAAAGATAAGTTTAATGAAGCTAGAACACTTTTAAAACTCAAGACAGATTGCCATGAAAACATTAAGGGATGATGACAAAGCTAANATAGATTTTTGGTACACTTGGTGTGTAGATGAACTTAATAACGGTTTACCTTTTTATATCCTGTACGATATACTAAAAGATAGAGAGGAACAAGAAGATTACATAGCTTGTGCAGGTATTTTTAAAGCTATAAATTGGTTTAAATATGAATTAAATACAGATGAAAGCAACACAGACACATTATGAAACCGTGACAAATATTCACGGTTTAATAGACGTAATTAACGACTATGATATGAATTTTTGCAGGGGAAATATACTAAAATTTACGAACACGAAAACAAAAACAAATGAATATAGATTTAAGAAATAACGATTGTATTGATGAACTATCTACAATGAAAGATAATAGTGTTGATTGTATTGTAACATCACCACCTTATTGGAAAGGGTTTGCTTATGAAGCATATTTTAATTCTTATGCCCAATACTTACGTTGGTCTAAAAAATGGATGAAAGAATGTAAAAGAGTTTTAAAACCAAACGGAACTTTTTACTTAAACGTAATTAATGACAGTGAAATAACTGTAAGAGCATTTGATTTGATGCAAATAGCAACTGAAGAATTAATGTATAAATTGCACGACACAATAATTTGGTATAGATACAACCAACAACCTGCAAACACAACAAGACAAGTAACAAACCAAGTTGAATATGTTTTTATGTTTAGACATAGTTCAGCAGGTGTTGAGTTAGATAAAAAGAAAGCATACCAAATAAATCCTCATATTTTTAAAACTAAAAACGTTGGTAATGTTTGGGAAATACCATTTAATAGTGGTAAAAAAGCAATTAAATCATTTGGTAGAAAAGAAACTAAAAGTAAATTTGGACATAGTGGATTTCCTTTAGAATTACCTGAAACTTGTATTGCTTTAAGCACGAAAGAAAATGATGTTGTACTTGATTTGTTTATGGGAACAGGACAAACAGGTATTGCTTGTAAAAAGTTAGACAGAAATTTTATAGGTATTGAAATGGATAAAGATGCGTTTGAATTATCTAAATATAGAATTAAAAAACCATCCATTTAAACAATGGTTTTGATTTATATAAATATCTATTTATAACACAAGAATGATGACGAATGATTTTAATATAAAATTTATACTACTAGGATGTATATATACGTTCTTTGCACAAGCAGGGGTGTGGTTTAAACACATTATATATGAAATTTAAACTAAGATTTACAAAAAGAGCAATATTAATTTGATAAAATTAAAACAAATGAAAGCAACACAAACACATTACGAAAACGGAAAGGATTACGATTTAATAGACGTAATAAATGACTATGATATGAATTTTTGCAGGGGAAATATACTGAAATACATAGCGAGAGCAGGAAGGAAACAAGATGAGTTAGGCGATTTATTAAAAGCTAAGGACTACTTAGACAGAGAGATACAGAGATTAAGGGATTTATAAAAGTCCCTTTTTTTTATTTTCTTTAAATAAAAGTGTCAAAAAGTTTTTTTGTATTATTGAAATACTATATATTTGCTAATAGATAATAATAAACAATAAACAAAATGGAAGTAACAAAGTATTATCACAAAAACTCAGACATAATAGCATCTGAAACAAGAATATATCCTAACGGTAATCGAGAGGAAACAACTTATGATGAAGATGGAAATATCTTAACCTTGAAATCTTATGAAAATAGTTGGCATATTCAAACTTTTAATAAAGATGGGAACACAATAAGTTATGAGGAATCTAGTGGTTATAAATCTGAATTTACCTACGATGAAGATGGGGAGGAGTTGACATATAAAAGTTCTGATGGAGTGTATTTAGTAAAAGGTGTTAAAGTATCAAAGGAAGAATTTAATAAATTTTTAAACAATAAATAAGATGGAAGTAACAAAGCATTATGACGAGGATTCTAATCTTTTACTAATAAGAAGAACAGCTCAAGATGGTTATTGGGAAGAGAGGATTTATAATCAATTTAAACACCTGTTAACCTATGAAGATTCTAAAGGAAGATACGAGATAAAAGGTATAGTAGTATCAAAGGAAGAATTTAATGAATATATAAACAATAAATAAGATGGAAGAAATAAATAAACAAGGTACTGATTTAATAAATACTGATTTACGAGGTGCTAATTTAGGAAATGCTAATTTAACATATGCTAATTTAAGAAATGCTGATTTAACAAATGCTGATTTAGGAAATGCTGATTTACGAGGTGCTTATTTAAGAAATTCTATTTTAACAAATGCTATTTTAACAAATGCTGATTTAGGAAATGCTGATTTAAAAAATGCTGATTTAAGATATTCTGATTTAACAGGTGCTAATTTAAAAAATGCTAATTTAAGAAAAGCTAATTCAAAACATTCTGATTTAACAAGCACTAATTTAAGAGGTTCTGATTTACGAGGTGCTGATTTAAAATATTCTAGTTTAAAACATTCTGATTTAACAAATTCTGATTTAGGAAATGCTGATTTAACATATGCTGATTTAAGAGATGCTAATTTAAAAGGTGTTGATTTAAGAAATGCTAATTTAACAGGTGCTTATTTAACAAACGCTAATTTAAGAGGTGCTAAAAACTACTATTCATTTGTTGCTTCTGATACATCCAAAAGGATTGTTCACTGTGTAAGACACGATAAACAATGGATGGTAAAAGCAGGATGTTTTTGGGGTACTCTCAAGGAATTAGAGGTAGAAGTAAAAAAAAGCCATAATAGCCCTGTTTATTTAGCCAATATAGAAATACTAAAAAATCTATAAATAAAATGGAAACAACAAAATACTATCACAAAAATTCAGACATAGTAGCATCTGAAACAATAATATACTCTAATGGTAATAGGGAAGAAAAAACTTATGATGAAGATGGAAACATCTTAACCTCTAAATCTTTTGAAAATAGTTGGGAGATTCACACTTTTAATAAATATGGAAGCGTAACAAGTTATAAAAACTCTAATGGTTATAGGGCTGAATTGACTTATGATGAAGATGGGGAGGAGTTAACATATACAAATTCTGATGGATTATATACAATAAAAAGTGTTAGAGTATCAAAGAAAAAATTTAATAAATATATAAAAAAATGGATATAAAAAAAACAAAAATCTATACACGAAATATATAACGTGTATAAAAAAATAAAATATCTTTATATGAACTACAAAGAGAAGCAACTGTTTCCTTTTTGGAAACGGTTCAGCAAAGAAACGATATGAGAGAGCCTTATGCAGATTTTATGCAATGGTTATAAGCAAAAAATAGAATTAAATAAATTTTTAAACAATAAATAAAATATAAATGGATGATAGATTAAAAATTATTGAGATTAAAATTGTGCCTTTTGAAGATAGGTATAGATATACATTCAAATATACATTCAATAATGAAGAAAATCAGTTAAATTATATTTCAGATGATTTCTTTGAGAGTAATTATTATTTCTACTTTAAGATTTTAGAGTATCACAATAAAACAAACAAAATAAATAACAAAGTAGAATTAGGGGAAAATTTATAAATAAATAACAGATAAAATGAACAAAAAACAATTAGAACAGATTACCGGAGTAATTATCACTTCATTTGTAAACCTACACTTTTTAGAAGAAGCGAGTAAAACAGGACTGTTTAGACAACGACTAAAGAACAATGTGAGGAGAACTATCACAGACTTGTTAGAGGTGGAGAGTAAATACTTTAATAAGATTGATGAGGTTGATGATAAACA